GCCAGCAGTTGTTACTCCATCCCACTTGGTTGTATCTCCTGTCTCAAAATCATCGGAGTGTTCGTACCCCATCCAGTCCGTAGGCGTTGTTTTTAAATCCGCCCCGCTAATAATCGGGTCTGCACCCGTTCCGTATGCCGTGATTACATTCCGATATGCCGCAAGTCCACTCGCCCCAACCGTCATCTGTTCACGCCACGTCCCGCCCTTTTTTAGATAAATAGTCGGGCTTTCAGATGGTGTACCAGCCAGATAATCGAATATAGAGTTATCCCCACCAGTCGTCCAATTCACGTCACTGAGGTTATTATAGGGATCAGCCTGTGAGCCTACGCCTCCATCGCCAACTGAGGCGTCAATATAGATAGCCGGAAAGTCAACCTGATCCGCTCCCCCGCCAGGAGTAAAGCCCAGACCAGCCCCCAATATTAAGACAAGAACAAATCCAATCCAGGCTTTACGCATCGTCGCTCCTAAAATACGATATAGGCATTAATCAGCGTCAACCCATTGGCCGCGTCCCCATTGACCACCTTCCACAGCCGGATATGTGACCACTTGATGTTAATCAACTCCGCATGGATAACAGTGTTGGATGAGTGATCTGTATCCGAAGGGCAATCAATAATCACAACCTCATCTGTCGTCCAGGTTGTTCCGCCGTCATAGCTCACCTGAAAATAAAAATCGACATCTGCTCCATCCATGCTTCCATCGCCAGTGAAGTCGATCACAATCAGGGCCGTAGTCATAGACGCCCTCTGGGGAGGCCATGTGCAATTAATCGCCACAGCCGTAAACTCGCTTCCATTTGTAGCGGTACTGGATGCTGCAAGAGAAGCTATGTCGGCCGCGATAAAAGTCTCATATCCTGAATAATCCGCAAATGCCGGAACTACCAACAGGATTGCCAATATGACCAGCCATGTTTTAATTCTCATCTAATCCTCCGTATCCTCATCCCTCCCCATCAGCGGGCATAGGCCGGGGGAACCGTAGCTCCCCCGGCTGCCCCAGGGGGAAGGAGGGTCTGTTAATATTAATCGAGACATCACATATCACCGTATGCCCCAATTATTTGTATTCTCATCCGTTGATCGAAAAACCCAAATCCCTCAAGTGAGAGATAACCGTTATCTGTTATCGGCTGCTCTTCAAAACTCACTACAGCCCCCAGGGTGACAAGTGAACCCGCTCCCCCTGAGTGGGAGTCGTAGTCAATCGCTTTCTGAATGTCCCGGTTCGCCCGGATAACCGCCGTCTGTGGATCGTCGGGATCACCCCCGACAATCCCCTTTATCGATAAATAAAAGTCCACATCAAATTGATGGCTACTTAAAACCTTATTGGTTCCTCCCGAGTCGAAATGAACCATATATGTTGGGAATCCATTCGCCTCTTTCCAATGGATAAACCGCTGTGTCACCTCGTATGGTGTATAGAAATAATTATCACCGGCTGTTATGGCCTGGAGAACCGTAATGACCCGATCCCGGATTGTTTCTCTCATAGGTGCTGATGGAGCCATTAGCTTAACCTCTCTGCCACTCTGAGTAATTCCCTCTCTTCCATCATCCGGTGTAGGACTGGCTCCTGCCGGTCAATAACATCAGAAAACCAGCGCGTCTCAGGGATGGTGACGCTATCGACAAGTGTAAACAGCGGCTTAAATCCCCCCTTTCCAGTGACTTTGATCATAATGGTATTGCCCCGTTTCGATTTGAGCCAGCCTATCTTTCCGGTCTGTTCCCTAGCCGTCCCCCTCACTCCCGGAAATGGAATGGTGAGCTTCTTGCCCTTCGCATGGATAGTGCCCCCCTTGTCCTGAATCTTGGCATATGGGACTTTCTTCATTGACCCAATTCCGGTTCCAACCTGAAGGACATGAGCCTTACCGCTCAGAGTTGAGCGTAATTTATGGCCGATATTCCGCCAGAGATTCCCGGTTATCCCACCCCTCCGGCTTCTCCCCTTCCTCAATTTCGCCCTGGCATTGAGTTTCAATAACTGCTCTGTCCTTATCCCCCAGGAATTGAGCTGATACTTGGTTGCATCCGGGATAGTCTTACCCATCCTGATTTTGGCCTCGGCCCCATCCTTATCGATCCTGATATTTGGACTCATCTCATGTACTCGTAATGCTGAAGGACTTCCTCAACTTCTTTGAGAAACCCATCCTCTGTAAGCGATACCGATACTCCCTCAAGTGACCTTGATGTTTCCCCCACACTCTTCTTGAGGTATTTATCAAACTCAAAAGCCACCTGTTTCATACAGGCCAATTTCAGATCAGCCGGTACAGTAGTGAATCCGGCAAGGAATGTGGTAAGTAAAATCTTCTTTGCCCCCTTCACCCAGGTTGTCCCCAATCGGTAGAGATAGGCGTCATTGTCTGAGGTATAGAGCCGATAATCCTCATCATCCCCTTCGGTCAGAACCGTATCGTCCTCTGTGACAGATACAATTGAGGTCACCGGCGATCTGGGAAGTGCCAACTCCTTCTCTCCATTCCCGTCCAGATAGAGAGTCGCATCTGTGGCACTCTTGAACTCTCTTCGGCATCGGCTTTCAAATCTGGTCGATACCGAATCAATGAGTGTCTCCAGTATCGAATCATGTGACGATCCGGTTATCTGGCGGTAAGTTTTCGACTCCACCAGTGTGATGAGTGCGTTTGCGGCGACTGCCATTTCTACCTCGTTTTGGTCCGGCCTTTTTTGATCTGTCGATCTTGGGGCGGCTTCTCAATGTTTCTGACCATTGGCTTTACTTCCTTAAAAAATCCACCGAAATCCTGAATGAGATACTTGCCGATAATGTCATCCACTTCCTTTTCTTCCCCATCCACAAAATCCACCGCTCCGTGATACTCTTGAAAGTGTCCCTTTGCTGTAAATTTTAATTTCATCTCATGCCTCCTTGTGGGAGTTAAGGGGGGCATTTCAGCCCCCCGATTTATCCGCGTTAGTTGTTGTAGTCGTAGTAGTCGATCTGGATGTATGCCCCTGCAAGAGCCAATCCATTTCCTGTTTTCACAACCTCAAACTGGAGAACATCAGCAGCCGCCCGTATTGCCTGAGCCGCCACAAGAGTCATAGCCTGGGGTACGCCAGCGGCGAATGTAGTTCCACCAGCAACCGGCCCATTTGCGATTGTAGCAATATTGTTTGTGATGTCGGTCAGAGCGAAGGTGTTGTAATTGGTATCAGCTGCAGTACAAGCCGTGGTAACTCCGAGTTTTACTGCGGTGATCTTGATCGCATGGGTTAGGGTCCACAGGGGGTACTTGATGGCGTCACTGTCTTGAGCGACAGCACCAAGCCTAAAAATCTTTGATTTAAGTCTGTATTCGTTTGCCATTGTGTCCTCCTATTAACTCATCTTGTGAGCCATGCCGATTGTCGTGACGGTTGAACTGGGAGTCCAGCGGGGGGTGAATGACTTGTAGAATCGGATGATCAACTGATTCTGATCAACCTCGCCCTCTTCCTTGAAGGTGAGCTTGACACCGAGCCAGTTTCCGAGCATGAATCCGCGTTTGTTGACATAAAGAGCCTGAGTGTAGGTTGTGGTCACACCATCATAGACATAGGTGGCATTAAGATTCTGGCGAATATATTCAGAGGGGATGAGGGGGATTCCGTCCAACTTGCCGAGTTCTCCGGTCAGGATAAAAGCATTGGGTCCGTATTTGTCAACGGTTGTCACTTCGGTCAGGCTTCGATATTTATTGATCCCGGTCGGACCACTGATAATAGCCAGCTCCTGAGCGTTGAGCCCATATTTTCCCATCGCCACAATGATGGTTCTGTGGTTGGCATAGCTGAAGGTACTGAGGTCTTTAATTGTCCCAGAGGGGCAAAGATCCCTCAATCCGTTCCATGCCTTCCGGCGGTCTTTACTGTCAGTAACATCACTGTCCATGTGGGTGGCCGTGGTATCGCCGTTGAGGATAATGTCATCGACAACCTCACCCTTTGCGATAATCAGATCATTTTTCAGCGCGGGGAGAACGGGAACGATTGAGGACTCGGTAAATTCCTCTGAGAAGTAGGTGCGAGCCTTGAGCTTTTTGGCCGTCAGGGTTAAGTCTGATGTTGCCATTGTGGTCGGAGGGGATGCCGTAGGACTGTCACTTGTGGCTTCTCCTACATAATAGAAATCAGATGCCGAGAGTCCGGCAGAATAGGGGTATTTGTAGGGATTGTTCGGCATGGTTACTTCTTGGAACAGTCCTGCAACCTTGGCCGTCATCCTGTATTTTTCGATAAGCTGAGAAGACAGGACGGTGGGAACCCATTCGGCGCCTTCGGTGGCTGTCGCTGCATCCATCGCCCTTTTCAGAGCTGAGGACGATTCCGCAAACTGATTCCATGACCTTAAGCTCCGGGGATCTGCTTTGAGAAGGGTCGAGAGTAAAACCACGTCGTCATTAAAATCGGCCAACTCTCTCTCCTCGTCTTTCAACAGGTGACCGGGGAGCTTGACGATTTCCCGAATACTCCGAACCATCGACTTAACCTTTCCGTCATCCGAGAAATCCACCTTGCGAACAGGCCGTTTCTCCTCAGTGGCTTTCTCCACTTCGGCGTCCTGTTTGGCGATATAGGTAGCCAGAAGGTCATTCTCTTCTTTGGTTAGGGTTTCGAGGCTCTGGAGCTTTTCGAGTAGTTCTTTAATTTCTTTTTCCAATTTTGTGCCTCCATTTGGATTTAAATTTCATTTGATAAACCGGAGGCATGGGGGATAGAATGAAAGTGGCCTTCATGTTGTGTCGCATCCTCATGCCTCATATTTGAAGTGCTAGGGAGGGGGGTAGCAGCTCCCCTTCCAAACACACCTTACAATTTCAAGTCTTTCTCCTTCGATATAATCAGACCGGCCAGATACTTCCTGACCAGCTTTCGGGTCTTTTCGTTTTGTTCAATGATGGCTCTGACTCTGGTAATGATCTCGTCCAGGGCCTTACTTTTTTCAGCTGGCTTAGGTTCCTCAATTGGTTTCCACTCAATGACGACACTCATCGGCTCAGCCAGCTCCTCGATCTTGTTTCCGAGTGCTTCATTCCCATACGTCTTAGCCTCTAATTCCAGGCTTTCGGTTATATCCCCGATAGTCCCAATCTCGTCCTCAACCGGATCGCCGAGGCTCTTTTTCTCCAGTCCCAGATCAACCGGCATCTCCTTGATGAACCGTTGTGAGATCAACCCCTCGTTGGCTGCATTGTTTACCGCCTCCTGGTTGCCGGTCAGGATCACGTTGGAGTATTCGTATAGCTCCCACTTCTTTATGTCATACCAAGTCTTACCGCTTTCGCCGTCCTTGCCCTTCTCGTTCTTCTCCTCTATCTCCTGAACCCAAAATCCGAGAGACCAACCAAGAATCCCCTTCTGATCCAACACCCATAGGTCATTGACTAAATCGGCAAGCGGTCCGGATAGGTTGTCTTTTTCAGGATTAAGAAATTGAGTTCCAGCCCACAAGAACTTTCCTTCTTTTTTGAATCCGATATTTTTCCCAATAACAGGAAGCGGATTCATCCCACCATAGTTGTGGCCATAGAGAACAACTGGATTCTTCTTGAAATTCTTTATATCCATTCCATCGAGCCGGATAACCGTACCATATCGGTCAAGGATCTCCTTGCTGATTTTGTGCCACATGATCCGTTTCTCTTTATCGACTTCTCTTATCTCATTATCAGCCCCAGGTAGGATTCGATGCTGTTTTTTATCGTCTTTTTTCTTAGCCATAATTTGCTCCTATATCTGCCTTACCTCTGGCATTGTCGTGCATAGACAATTGACAATATTCCCCACTCTCGCCCCTCTCGACCCATCGCCGGGATACATCATCTCATCCCCCCCCACGTTGAACGGCTGGTCTAGCGGGATGGGATTCTCTGAGTAATTACCATCGGCATCCATGTGGGCCTGTCTTGACTCATCAACGAAATAGCAAAGCCATGCCTTCTTTTCGATATAGCCCGATTGTTTATATCCCTCAAGCTGACCCCAATTCTCAACCTTTGCCGATTCTGTTCTGGCAATCCGCTCCGACCGGCCTATGGACAGCTCGGTCAGCTTATCCCTGAGAGTCTTGGCAAATTGAACCACCGTTAGGTTCTGGTCAACAGCTTCTTTGTAGAGTGCCAGGATCTTCTCCAGTGTGTATTCGTTTATCTGCGCTCCAGACTCCAGGATTAAAGCGCCCATCGCTGCCTCTAGCTCGGGAGTGACAACAAACTTATCCTCCCGTTTCAATAGCCGCATATCGGGAAAGTAAAGCCGCCCCTCCGACAACTCCAGCCCAGCCTCGCCAGCGGTTTTAAACATATCGTAATAATGGGCCCGGAACTTCTCGGCATATTTCCGGTTCTCATCATCCACATTGAACGCCTTATGGAAATTAACGGCCACAAGGCTCTCGGCTTTCTCGGCAATCTTCTCAGCCCTCTCAGCCTGGACCTCCAGGAATTGCCGCGCCTGATCGACAAACGGCTTTTCCTTCATCTCCACCCGGCGGACAAAATCCTTTGCAAGTATCTCCCGCCTCGATGGAGTATTCCAGAATGATGGTTTTTCCGCATCATCCTCAGCCCGTTTGAGCGACTTTTTTCCTTCGTCCG